TCCAGATACAAGTTCCCGAGAGATAGAAACCCGCATCGGAGAATGCTTTTCTGAAATTCAACCCCTCTGTATCTGCATGGAAAACATAGATGCTTGCGTCGTTCGCCATTGATTTCTCCATGCAGGTGAAAGCGCCCAGTAAGAACTGGTAGAACTTCTCGTTCTCAAGATTATCGTTCTTGATTTTACCCGCCGAACCCTCATAATTCACATTGTAGGGCGGGTCAGTAACTACCAGATTTGCCTGTTTTCCGTTCATAAGAACTTCGTAGGTTTCCTGCTTTGTACTGTCACCGCAGACAAGTCTGTGGGTTCCGAGCAGCCAGAGGTCGCCCGTTTTTGTTATGCAAGGTTTTTCCAATTCGCCATCAACATCGAAATCATCGTCCTTGGTATCGGAATCCTCGTCAAAGAATGCGGCGAGTTCCTTTTCGTCAAAGCCCGTCAGACCGAGGTCGAAATCGTCAGCCTGCAAAGCTTCAATTTCAACTTTCAGTATTTCCTCGTCCCAGCCTGCGTCAAGAGCCATTCGATTGTCTGCGATTATGTACGCTTTCTTCTGAACTGGTGTGAGGTAATCAACAAATACGCAAGGCACTTCGGAGATGTTCTCGGCTTTTGCGGCAAGAATTCTTCCGTGACCTGCTATGACGTTGAAATCCCTGTCGATTATAACGGGATTTATAAAGCCAAACTCACGCAGTGAGGAACGCAGCTTGTTCAGCTGCTCCGGTGAGTGGGTGCGAGCGTTGTTGACATATGGTATCAGCTTGTCTATCGGGACAAGCTGCATTTCACTGGTCGTGTTCATCTGACGTTCCTCCTTTTCAGAACCTTGTGCAAACCTTTTCGGGCGTCTGCAATATTGCCCTTAACAGCCTGTCCCTTGATTGTTTTGTACTGCTGAATGGTAAGGTTCGGACGGCTGCCTTTAAGTTCTCTGAAAAATTCGATGGTGTCCTTTGACATAGCGTTATCCTTTCCTGGAACGCAAGAGCCGTTCCATTGAATCGTTCAAATCATCACCGACAGGTTCGGCGCAGTTCTCCTTGACTATTCCGTAAATCTCATACCAGATGAGATTTGCGTTCTTCTGAAACTGCTGCGACATCTGCACAAACGGCGAAGCAATAACGCCGCCCGTGGTCGGGTGCTTGCCAAGCAAACCGTAAGTGCTGATCGCTTCCTCGCACTGAATGTATCTTGCGTATGCCTGCGAATAGGCTTCGATGAGCCGCTTGTTTACGAGGTTCTCGCAGTTCCTTTGCTTAAGCCACAGCCAGGTTTCTCTGTATATATCGTCAGCGCCGAGCGGAACTCCGTTCTTTTGCCTAGCCGAGAGATAGTCGCTTGGTTTCGGCATATCTGCGCCGTTCAGAACAGCACCCTCCGGCAGGTCAACCGCTTCAAGCTCGGCAGTGTCGAGCGCCGGTATATCGTTGCTTATGATTTTCACCGGAAGTCCTTTCTGCTTTTTCTCTGCGGCAGGAGCGGGTTTATCTCCGGCACGTACCCGTCTGCCGCCTCTGTTTGTGCCGTCCTTAGCCATGTTTTTCACCTCCGCAGGACAAGAAAAAAGGACGGTTCGCACCGTCCGAAAATATTTCAAAGTTTAATACCCCGTTTGAACCCCGGTTTTTGCGTACGAAGCCCCGGGCCGCTGTCCGCATCTGATTGTTGCAGAGATTAAGACCGCCCCTAGGGGGTAAAAAGTTCACGAACTGAAAACTTTTGTTTGCAATCTGCAAACTTATCTGTCACCAATATCGTGATGTATTTTCGTGTGACAGGAACGGCACAGTGACATCAGGTTGCTGAACTCACTGCCACCGCCTTGCGACACAGGCTTGATGTGGTGAACCTCCTCGGTGGGCGTCAGCTTTCCTTGTTTCAGACACATCTCACACAGTGGGTGCTGACTTATATATCTGCTGCGAATTTGTTTCCACGCTCTGCCGTAATGCTTGTTGGTATCGGGACTGCGTTCGTACTTGTTGTAACTGCGCCGTGCCGGTTGTTCGTGTTCCTTGCAGTATTGACCGACACACAGGTTCGGGCAGCCGGGAAAGGAACAGGGACGCTTGGGTTTTGTAGGCATTGGGTTCACCACCATTCTGTATTCTTTGCTGATTATATCATATCACAAAGGGGCTACTGTAAAATAGTTGATTTTACTGTAAAGTTTCCGGAACGGTGACTTCGCGCAGTGCCTTATGGTGCATTTTGTAGATGTTGTCAATGCCGTATCCCATCTGAACCGCTATCTGCTCCCAGGTCTTAAAACACAGGTAACGGAGTTCAAGCAGCGTTTGGTATTCGAGGTTTGCAACACTATGGATAACATCTGCAATCTCCTTTTTGAGCTCAACAAGGCTGTCTATGTCAGCGTTTATCTCGCTCTCCATATCCACGATTTTGATTATGACGTCCTCCATGCGGTGAATATTGCGGGTGGAGTTGCCGGTCATATCACTGAAAACCGTCGTTGCTTTCTGCGCAAGCAGGTTCAGCGAAGCTATCTGCTCCATCTTGCTGTTGATACGCTGATCTATTCTGTATGCCTGTCCGAGATATTCCTTTGCCGTCATGCCGAAACCTCCTCTTTTAGCTTTTTCAGTAGCAATTCTCCGTTCAAATCCGAAAGTATCGAAAACCAGTTTGAACGGAAGAATTTCTCAATACTCCGCTTATCGTGCTGCGCCGATTTATCGTCTGGTGTGTAGCGCAGACGTTCCACGGCGTCACGGTAATCCTTGACCGCCTGCAAGATTATAGCATTTGCGAGTTCTTTATACGGGTTCATTTATGTACCTCCGCTTTCACTGCGGTGATAAGTGCCGCCTGTGTTGTGTCCTTTGTTTTCAGAGCTTTCATTATCTGCTCATCGATAGTGCCGTTTGCGATTATGTGTTGAATTACCACAGTGTCTGCGGTCTGACCCTGCCGCCATAGCCTTGCGTTTGTTTGCTGATAGAGCTCAAGGCTCCATGTAAGCCCGAACCACACCAGGGT